CCTGCAGTTTTCCAGTTAAGTACATGCATTCGCCTGCGGCGACTTGTCTTTTCTCTTCTTCGTTGAGAAGATCCTGGCAGACGCCGCCTTCGCACAGTGCATAGTATTCTCGTAAAAGTTGTTTAGGCATTACTTGCACTTCTCCTTCCACGGGGCAACGACATTTTTCACAAACCAGTCTTTGCGCTTGGGTTTAAGCTTGTCTATCCCATTTTTAAGATCCGGGTGTGTTAGGGCGGCACAACCCATAGTACTAAAAAGCTTTTCAAGGTTTAGTTCATTTTCCATAACCAATTCAAGCTCTTCCTTGATAATCTGTTTAAGTTGTGATTTTGTGATTTTCATAGTCACGATCCTTTACAGCAACGTCTTACTGGCTGCAACATCCATTTGTTAGTCCAAGTTGTGATCATGTTTTACTCCATTATCTCCGAAGAGCATTGTTAAAATATATGAGGTTCCCGAAGATAATCCCCCCAAAAGGAAGAAATTAAATACAGTTACATCAAAACTAAATAGTTCTGTAAACGGAGAAAGTAGCATTAAAAGCCATCCTACATGAAATCCCATACACATGGGACAGCTTGCTAGTTCTCCGAGTTTGCCTTTCTTGGGTCTTAATCTCGAAAAGATCTTGCCGTAAACAAGGAGTTGTGTGAGTCCGTAGGCGCAAAGTATGAATGTTAATAGTTCCATATTATTTTTTCAGCTGATTTTTATAAAAGTCTATTAACTTTCTCACTATAGTCTCAAGAGATTGTCTTTGTATATCAGGATCGTTGCTCACGGTTGTAACTTTCTTTATTATATTATCGGCTTCGTCACTGGCAGCTTCAATCGTCTCTGGACCTTTTTCATCACTTTGTTCTATCTCGGAAGGAACTGCCACACCCTCTTCGATCTTTATAAAATTATTCCAATTTTCTAATAAAGTTTTCATTTGGACCCTTATTCAAATGTATACATATGCCCAACAGCATATGGATCTCTAATATAAGACTTCCTAATAGAGCCTTGTTCTGAACTTTGTGGCACTTCACCCAACTCAGTCGAGTCTGTCTTATCAGGATGAATTAATTCATCATCGGACATAGATACAATAGCTTCTGTGGATTCAAAATAAGGGCGCTCTTCATCAATAAATTTTGAGATATTGATCAAAGTCATCTTGGGGGTACTCAATTTATCAGAAGAAGATGTCTCAAGTGTTGCCTCCAAAGCGCCATAAAATGCGCCGGCCTGGATCGATTCGGGAATTACCAAGCCCTTCTTTCGTAAATGTGCGAATAATCTGTTTTGAGCACCATAAACCAAATCGTTCATAGTTTCTTTAGGAAAAACAATTACTTTATTTTTAGCAGAGGATAAGACAATATCGATATCCCCATGATCAAAGATCATAAGATCTCCATTCATACTCTTCCTCACGTCCATTTCTAAACGGACTTGAGTTGTCGTTGGGCCTAGGCCTATTTTAACTACTATTGCCATCGCTATAGATTTCCTTTATAAGAATTTGTGTTTTCATAATTGTTAAAAGTACTTCTTCGCTTACTTCTCTCTTAGCAAAAGAGCTTAATTTATCAATAATCACATCAGTCTTCTCAAGCATCGCTTGATCAGAAGTAATTTCTCCCACAGATTTAGCCTCTTTGAGCTTTATTTTTAGCCTTGTGATTTCTTCGTTTAAGTACACCTTTAGAGAAAGAGCATTATCTGAAAATGAGGTAACGTAATGGCCTAATAATTCTTTTTGCTCTTCTAAAAGTTGATGCTCGTACTTGTTATTAAACTTATTCACAAAAATTTTATAAACCGTATCGTCGATCTGTTGGGCATCTGGATCGTGCTTGTCTTCTAAACCCATATTATAAATAATTTTATTTTCTAATAGCACTCTATCTTTTGGGCTCGTCTTATCAGAAAATAATTGAGAAATTGTAGCGAGTGTTTTATAATTTGGGACAAAATTCGAAAATACCGAAGGTGAAACTTCTTTGTTTACTGTATTTATAAGTGCAGTTTGCTCTTTGAAAACGCCTTCAGGGTCTATAAGCCTCCTTTGCCGTTTAGTTTCGCACAAAATCTTTTCTGAAATCTCTTTATCTAAGTTTTGATTAGTATATAAAGATCGGTAGCAATTTAAATCTTTCTTAAGTAACGAATCGGATGTAAAGTATTCTCTGATAATCTTGACAATTTTGTTCTTTTTACTTATATCTTTTTTAATAATGGCGACTGTCGCTTCTCTTATCAAAGACTCATAAACAAAAGCCGTGTTTCTTTTCTTATTATGTTTTATCTTCATTCTTGTTCTCCAAACTTTCCAACAAACTTCTTACCGAATTATTTATTTGAAATAATTGATCTTCTTCTGTTTGTTCTTTCAAACTATAAATAGACTCGTTCTGTTCGTAAACGCCTTCTCCCACACCAATTATACCATTTGCAAGGCTAGCCAAGCCATCAGAATATCCTGGAAGAAAGCTGCGCTGGGAAGAGGCAGTGGCGGAGGGGCCCGCTAATGCTTTTATGTGACGCGAACGGGCGCCGGCCGGTCGCTTGTCTGGAGATCGGCGCGTTCTTCTGGATCCAGGCGGTACCGCGAGGAGGCCCGTATCTTCAGAGTCGGTTGATGGTGCGCTGGCGTCGGCATCGCCGGCTGGCATTTCTTCTGGGCCACCAAGATCTCCCAGATCGTCTCCAAGATCACCTCCAAGATCTCCAAGATCACCTCCAAGATCGCCACCAAGGTCACCTCCTAAACCGCCACCTTCGCCGGCAGCGGCTGCTTCCGCGACAGCTTGCAGCGATGAGTCGTGCTTGCGATCATAATACATCTCTCTTTGATTGCGCATAAACACTTCATGAGACATACCAAAAATGTGTTCAGAAACCCAGCGACGAGAGAAATAGCCTTCTGTTGCACTGCCGGCAATATCAAATTTCTGTTTCCAGTGCTCCATTTCCTGGAGTTCTGCGATCTTAGACGGGTTATTCAGGGATAACTTAAATGACAACAAATCGTCCCCTCTAAAACCTAATGTATAAAGATGGATAATGGCGACCTTTTCAAGCTCTGAAATAATAACTCTTTGCAATCTTTGAATTGTGCGCGCAAATCTAATGTCTTTTTGCGCGAGAGTTGTTTTATCTTCGGCGGCGCCATCGCCCATTGTCAAATATGATTGAGGGATCTTTAACGCAGAGAATAACTTGTCGCGCAGATATTTAACATCGTCGATAGCAGTGGTGTTTACTCCACCGGCAAGATTCGTAATATCGGTTGCTGAGCCAGGACGAACAGGAATGAAATAATCTTCTTCAATAGACATAGGATTGTAACGAAGATCGACGCGGCCGCTCTTTGAATCAACAACAGAATGTCTTTTAAGCTGCGTAACAATCTTTTCCATATATTGTTCTACTTCATTTGGCGGGATCGCGCCTACATCAATCTTAAACAATCTTCGCTCTGATGATCTGATAACTCGATAAGCCATCATGGCGTCTTCCATAAGAACCAATTGCCTCCAAATACGTCGGGCTGGTTCTAAAATAGATGTACCATAGGGCATATACTTATCATTTCCTAAAATACGGAAATGACACATTTGCCAGTTTTCGAAAGTCATTCCGGCTGAATTCCATTGGAACTGAACATAATTTGGATTAGTAGAATCCATTCCATCTAATCTCTCGATTTCTTGGGACGGGAGTGCTATAACCGACTTGATGCCATACTTCTCATCAATGTCCAGATACAAAAAGAAGTCTCCATACTTACACATTGTGCGCGCCCAGCCAAATAAGTTATATTGAAGGTTCAAAATATTATCAAATAATACTGCTAGGACTGCTTTAATCTCTTCGTTCGGGCATCTAATGTTTAGCATCGGGCGTAGATCGGAATATGTTGTCATCTCATCTGCATAGATATCCATTGTCGATGCAATCTCTGGCATATACTCCATTTGATCAAAATCAATATATCTCTCGCCGCGCTGCTGATTTGATATGGCATTTGCCGAAATCGTGTCAAGCGGATTATGTAAACTCTTTTTAAACTGTTGACCAGAAGCTGATTTAAATCGAGAAGAAAACTTATCTAAATGCTGGCGCCGGATCTTCCGGCCCGAAGCAGAGCGATAACTAACTATTGGGCCAGAAAATAATCTGGTTAACGACTTGAATAAATCAGATTCACGGTTTGCGGGGTTTTTTCCTTGCTTAGAATGTTTAGGGGGCATTTAGTTCCTTACTTTATAATCCATTTGTATTGTTCATACATCTTATCTGCTTCAGACATTTTATCAAATATTTCATTTTTTTTGTAGCCTTCTTGGCCTTTGATTTGAGTATTCAGGATTGTTCTTGAGGTGTAAATCGCACCAACGAAGGCCTTCTGATAATTTAAATCACGAGCATTTACTTGCAGTGCTGTGTCTCTGACCCAACATCCAATCGCTAGCGCCATAATTAAGTCATCGTTATAACCTTTCATTGCTTGTGGCTTTCCATTCCTCCAAATAAAAGTTTTCATCTCATTAGTTGTGCGAGATGAGTATACGGTAATTAGTTTGTTTCTGATAAACTCCTCTAATTTGGCTATTATGAGGGGGCGCGTTTTCATAGAGGTTGTGAAACCCGGGACGGCAGAATCCATTACTTCAGCTTGATGCTGCTCAATATATTCATGAGTTGATTTAATTGAGTGATAAACGCTTGGATATTGAAAATCGTTGATGAGTTTGTCTAGAACTGAATAACCTATATTGTTATTCTCGACCACAAGCATGCAATCGCCGAATTCTCGGCCAACACTATTGAGCATATTGGCAAACATATCTAATGTAGGCTTTCCTTGATACTCTCCAATAACTTCAAGGGTTTCAAGCTTGATGATATGAAAAGTTGAATAATCGGCGCCATCTCCTCGGGATACATCAGCTACCAACAAATAATTGCACGTTGGATCAAATTCTTCAAAAATCCAAAAGTTACGATCGAAGCCGGTACGATATTTGGGCTCCCTAACTGTGGACAATAAGTATTCCATACAATCCGGATCAATAACAGTTTCACCAGATGTATTGAAATTGCACTCCAACTCCTGTGCAATCTGTCGCTTTGACATATTCTTAGTTTCTTTTTTAT